CTCCGCCGTCACCGGCCAGGCGGTGGGCGTTGGCGACGGCGTGGCCAGGTCGTTCCAGCTGGTGCGCAGCTTCGGCGGCTTCAGTGAGCCAGTGCAAAACATCGACCAGGTTGTCGAGATTCGGGTCAACGGCGCCGTGGTCCCGCCCGCAGGCTACACCGTGTCGCCAACCGGGTTGGTCACGTTCGCGGCGGCGCCGGTCGGCTCTGTTACCTGGACGGGGAGCTACCTGTACCGCGTGCGCTTTGCCGATGATGAGGCGGAGTACGCGCGCTTTATGAACAAATTATGGAAAGCGGATTCGGTCGACCTGATCGGATCGCTGGGGACTCGGATATGAGAGACGCATCACCACGCCTGCAGCAGATCCTCGCCGGCGGATCGTTCGTGAAGTGCCACTTGTTCACGATGCGCCTGGCCAGCGACCTGGTCTATTTCTGGACCGACGCGGATGTCGACATCCCGGTCGGGAACCAGGTGTTCTCGTCGACCGGCCCGAACATCCAGGGGGCCAAGTACAGCCTTGTACGCGGCATGCAGGTCAGCACCCTGGACTTGACGGTTCTGGTCAAGCCGACTGACCTGATCGCCGGCGTGCCGTGGTTCCTGGCGGCGCGCTCGGGGGCATTGAAGAATGCCGAGATCCTGATCGAAAAGGCGTTCATGCCGGCGTGGGGCGAGCCGGCCGAGACGCTGCCGATTTTCAAGGGCTATGTGAACAGCAGCAATGACGGCGAGCAGGACGTGGTCCTGAGCGTGGTATCGGACAGCAACCGCCTCAATACGCAGATTCCCCGCAAGATCTTCCAGGCCGGTTGCATGCGTACCTTGTATGACCCAGGCTGCGGCGTGTCGCGCGCTGCGTACTCGGTCAATTCGGCCGTGCGCGAGGCGCCGAACCGCTATTCGTTCACGTCGGGAGTCGCGCAGTCGGACGGCTATTTCACCCTGGGCGAGCTGATTTTCACCAGCGGCGCCAACGCCGGCGTACGGCGCTCGGTCAAGTCGTTCGTCAACGGCGTCATTTCATTGTCCTATCCGCTGGTGTTCGACCTGCAGCCTGGCGACACGTTTGTGGTGCGCGCCGGGTGCGACAGGACGCGTGGCCCGAATGGCTGCGCGAAGTTCGCCAATCTGCCCAATTTTCAGGGGACGCCATTCGTCCCGCCACCGGAGACATCCGCATGACCCCACAAACGCGCCAAAACGTCGTCAGTGAGGCGTTCACCTGGTTGAACACGCCATATCACCACCAGGGCAATTTGAAGGGCGTAGGCGTTGATTGCTTGATGGTGATGGTCGAGGTCTACAAGACACTCGGCCTGATCCCTGGGAACGTCGACCCTCGACCCTATACGCACGACTGGCACATGCACCGCAATGAGGAAACGTATCTCGCAGGCGTGCTGGATTACGCGGAGCCGGTCGACGAGCCGCAGCCTGGCGACATAGCGCTGTTCAAATTCGGACGCTGCGTCAGTCATGCCGGCATCGTCATCAAGTGGCCAGTCATCATCCATGCGTATATCGAGCACGGAGCGGTGGTGCTGACCGACATAAGCAAGAGTGAAGCCCTGCAGAAACGGCTTCACGGTTTTTACACATTGAGGCAGTAAATGGGCGGACTTTTTGGCGGCGGTAAAGGTGTCAGCAACACGGCGCCGGTCATTTCCTCGATCCAGCTGCAGACGTCGAGCTTTGGCCGTGCGATTCCCTGGATTTTTGGACAGCAGCGCGTGGCGCCGAACCTGATCCAGTACGAGGATTTCACTCCCATCGCGCACACGTCACAGCAGAAGACGGGCAAGGGGGGCGGCGGCAAGCCGACCAACACCGAGTACACCTACACGGTGGCGGCTGCGATGGCTCTTGGAACAGGCACGCTGGCCAGCATCGGGCGCGTCTGGAAGGACAAGGAGCGCACATCGCTTGCAGAGCTGCACCTGGACTACTACAACGGCACGGAGACGCAAGAGCCGTATCCGTATTTTGTGAGTAAACATCCCGACCGCGCCCTGTCGTATCGTGGGATCGCTTACGTTGCCAGCGGCGCGTACGACCTCGGGACAAGCGCTGGCTTTGGCAATCACACCTTCGAGGTACAGGCTCACAACAGCGTCGGTGAAAAGCACCCTGGCGCCAACGTGCCGGATGCGGAGCCGGTCGACGTCATCATGGCCTTGCTGACGGACCCCGTCCAGGGCGTCGGCATTGAGCCTGACAGCCTGGGCGACCTTTCTGCCTTCCGCTCGTACTGCCTGGCCAATAGCCTGTGGGTGAGCCCGGCGTACACGGAACAGAAGAGCGCCTATGAGTACATCAAAACCCTGCTAACGATTGGTTTTGCAGACTGCGTGTATTCGGGCGGCAAGTTCAAGATCGTTCCCTACTCGGACGTGCCGGCTGACGGAAAGCTGGCCAGCTATCGCCCGACCATCGCGCCGGTGTGCGCCCTGGGCGCCGATGACTTCATTGCCGGCACCGGCGACGATCCGGTACGGATCACGCAGAAGTCGGCGGAGGAATGCTACAACCACGTGCGCGTCAAGTTTCGGGACCGGGCGAACGACTACAACGAGAACGTTGCCGAGAGCAAGGACGACGCGGACATCGAGCAGCACGGACTGCGCTCGATGGACGTGGTCGACATGCCCGAGATCGCTGATGCGGCCGTCGCCCAAAAGGTGGCCGACTTCATCCTGCACCGCTCGCTGTACATCCTGAACACCTACGAATTCCGCCTTCCTTGGAAATACGTTCGCTTGGAGCCGATGGACGTTGTCACGCTGACCTACGGCCCGAAGTTCCTGGACCAGACGCCGGTGCTGATTACCAATATCGACGAGGACGACGACGGCCTGCTGACCATCCAGGCAGAGGATTATCCGATCGGTAGCAACCGTCATTCAAGCCAGCCTGTGCCGGACATTGGCAGCAACGCGCCGAACTATGCGGTACAGCCTGGCGACGTGCGAGACCCGGTCATTTTCGAGCCGCCGCCAAAGTTGACGGGCAACGACTCGCAGCTGTGGATGGCGGTTTCAGGCGGGCCGGATTGGGGTGGCGCCGTGGTGTGGGCGTCGACGGACGACAGAAGCTATCAACGCATCGGTACGGTGCGCGGCAGCGCGCGGTATGGCGCGTTGACTGCCCCTCTGGCAGCTGGCCAGCCGATTGACCAGGTCGGCCGCCTGGCGGTCGATCTGTCGGTGTCAGCGGGTGAACTGACTGGTGCGACCCATTCCTCAGCCGAGGATCTGCTGACGACTTCCTATGTCGGCGGGGAGTACATCGCTTTTGCAGATGCGACGTTGACGGCCAAGAATGGCTACAACCTCTCGTACCTGGTACGCGGAGCGTACGGGTCTGCGATTGCGGACCATGCTGCCGGCGAGCCGTTTGTCTTCCTGGATTCCTCGCTGTTCCGATATTCGTTTCCGCATGACTGGGTCGGGAAGACGGTGTACGTCAAACTGACGAGCTACAACAAATTCGGCGGATCGATGCAGGATCTGTCTCAGGTGAAGACCTATTCGCGCAAGCTCGAAGGCGCCAAGGTGGCCGGCCTGACTTTCCTGAACGCGGTTGGCCGGGTATTTGCAATCCAAGTCGATTGGGGTCTGCCGCTGGACGCGGCGCTGTACCTGGATCACACCGAGCTATGGTACGGGCCCACGCCCAACCGGATCGATGCGGTAAAGCTGGACTCGTTCGCCACACCGCAGAACTCGCACACGATCACCGGCCTGGCTGCAGGCAAGGTGATGTACTTTTGGGTCCGTGTGGCTGACAAGATGGGCAGCCTGGGGGCGTTCTACCCTGCCGGCGATGGCGTCAAGGGACAGACCATCACCGACGCCGGCGATATCCTCAGCTACCTGGCCGGCGCAATCGGCAAAACGCAGCTGGCCGGCGATTTGCTGGCACCTATCGAATCAGCGGAACAGATCATCGGTCCGGTGATGGACAAGATTAACGCCGTGCTGCATGGAGGGCAGAACGAAGAACTTGCGGCAACGCAGCTGCTGGGCGCGATCAGTGCCGACAACGCGCTGACGGCCGCGCGCAAAAAGCTTGGCGACAACATCGCCGCGGCAGTTGCGAATGAGAAGAAAGAGCGCGTCAGTTCGACCGAGGCGCTAGCATCGCAGATCTCCACAGTGGCAGCGACGACGAGCAACAACACGGCGCTGATCCAGCAGGAGACGACGGCCAGGACGACTGCAGTTGAGGCAGTGTCGTCGCAATTGACTGTCATTGCCGCGAACGTCGACAAGAACACTGCGGCAATCCAGACGGAAGCGACTGCGCGAGCGACAGCCGACTCTGCGATGTCGTCGCGCATCGACGTTGTCGGCGCCAGCACCGACAAGAACACGGCGGCCATATTGACCGAGCAGACTGCCAGGACAACTGCGGACAGCGCACTCAGTACCAGGATCGATGCAGTGGTGGCCACCGCCGCCGGGAACACCGCTGCGATCACGTCCGAGCAAACTGCCCGCGCCAGTGCCGACAGTGCGCTCTCGACGCGGATTGACACGGTCGCCGCCAACGTTGCAGCCAACGCAGCGGCGATCACGTCGGAGCAGACCGCCCGTGCCAGCGCGGAAGGTGCGCTGTCCTCGCGGATTGACACAGTGTCCGCTTCGGCTGGAAATGCTAACGCTGCGGCGCAGACGGCCGCGACCGCGATTGCGGACACGAACGGCAAGCTTGCGGCGATGTACACGATCAAAGTGCAGACGTCTGCGAACGGGCACAAGTATCTTGCCGCCTTGGGTATAGGGGTCGAAAACAATGGTGGGGTGCAGGAATCGCAGATCCTGGCCAGCGCGCAACGCTTTGCGATCATTGACGAGAGCAGCGGCAACCTGGTTACTCCGTTTGTGGTTCAGGGCGGCCAGGTGTTCATCAATGAGGCGTTTATCGGGAATGCCTGGATCGGCAACGCGCAGATCAAGACTGCGGCGGTGGATACGCTCACGATTGCCGGCAACGCGGTCACTCAAATGGCAACGGCGCAAGGCACGGACAGGGCGTCCATCACGATAAACACGCATGGGGCGCCGGTATTCCTCACGGCGGCCGCAGTCGCGCGCTGGGGAGGTTGGAATAACAGCTCCGACTGTTCGATCAGCCTCATCATGAAGCGAGACGGGGTACAGGTTGCCTTATTCCCCGCGAGCCAGCGGAAAGGGTCTGATAACGAGGTACTCAACCTTTGCTGCACTGGTGTGTACGTTGACCCGGCTGCAGCTGCCGGGACGCATACGTATTCGTTTGAAGTTGGCGTGGCCGGGTATCCGGGGGAGGCCGTTTCTGTGAACTGCGCACTTTTGGAGGCTCGTCGATGAAAAACTTTGTCATTCACAACGCAGCGGGCCGGATTGTCCAGACAGGGTCAGTCATCGAAACGATGTTGGAGCTGCAGGCGGACCCGGACAAGGACCGCTTTATGCTGGAAGGCACCGCCGACCTGGCGATGGATTGGGTCGTCAATGGAAGGATCGTGCGGCGGCCGGAAATGCCTTGCGTACTTTCCGGCTCGTCGGCGCCTGCCGACGGAAGCACGGTTATCACCCTATCGAGGGTGCCGGCCGGTGCGAAGGTACGGATCATTGGGCCGAGTTCAGTAAGCGGGGTTTCGGACGGTACTGATATTGCGCTGACCTTCGCGCTGGTCGGCAGGTATTCGGTGTTGTTGGAGCTGTTCCCGTACATCGATTTTAGAGAG